TGCTTTTGGTTGTGATAGTTATGATATATCAGGCACAGTAGATGGAAGAGGTTCTAATGGATCTTTACATGGTTTAACTAAGTTCAGTATGGAAGACGCTCCTGCTGATCATTTTTTCTTAGAGTATATCGCTCGCCCACAAACCGCTGAGATATTTTTTGAAGATGTACTTATGGCTTGCGTGTTTTACGGTATGCCAATACTTGCAGAGAACAACAAACCTAGACTATTGTATCATTTTAAAAGAAGAGGTTATAGAGGTTTTAGTATTAATAGACCAGACAAGATTTATGCTAAACTATCTATAACAGAAAGAGAGATTGGCGGAATACCTAACTCTAGTCAAGATATAATACAAGCACACGCTGCTGCTATAGAAACATACATAGAAAATGCCGTAGGATTTGACGGAGAAAATTACGGAGACGTTTATTTCCAAAGAACGTTAGAAGACTGGGCTCAGTTCGATATAAATAAAAGAACAAAGTTTGATGCATCTATTAGTTCGGGACTTGCTATAATGGCTTGTAACAAGAGTAGATATGCTCCAGTAAATAGAATAAAGAGAGAGCCAGTAGATATTGGTATAAAGAAATATGATAATAAAGGTTTATTATCTAAAATAATCAAGTAAATGAATACATACGCAAATCCAAATAGTGCCTTTCCAAGCCAAACTGTGCCAGACGCTGAAAAAGCCTCCCAAGAATACGGGAGACAGGTTGCGCAAGCTATTGAAAGCGAATGGTGGAGACAAGGTGGTAATGGAACTAGATTTGCTACTACTTATAATAGATTCCATAGCTTAAGGTTATATGCTAGAGGAGAGCAACCAGTTCAAAAATACAAAGACGAATTATCTATAAACGGTGATATGTCTTATCTTAATTTAGATTGGAAACCTGTACCTGTTATATCTAAGTTTGTAGATATAGTAGCAAACGGAATGAACAATAAGACTTATGAAATTAAAGCTTTTGCTCAAGATCCAGTATCATTAAAGAAAAGAACTGACTACGCTAACTCAATATTGCAAGATATGAGAGCTAAACCTTATCTTACTAACATGAAAAATACCTTAGGTATTGATCAGTTTAATTCAGATGAGCCAGATACTCTACCAGAATCAGAAGATGAATTAGATTTACACATGCAACTTAGCTACAAGCAATCTATTGAAATTGCTGAAGAAGAAGTCATTAATTCTACTTTAAAGAAAAACAGATTTGATAATATAAAGAAAAGATTTAATTATGATCTTGTAACTATAGGCGTTGGCTCTTGCAAAACTCATTGGAACAAAGCTAATGGAGTTACATTGCATTATGTAGATCCTTGTGATTTAATATATTCTTATACAGAAGACCCAAATTTTGAAGATATATATTACGTAGGTGAAGTTAAAAGTTTAACTATACCAGAAATAGCAAAGCAATTTCCACAATTAACTGAAGAAGAATTAAAGAAGATTCAACAAACAAAAGGTCATCAAAGAGAGCAATTATATGGTTGGAACGGTTATGACCAAAATACTTGCCAAGTTTTATACTTTGAATATAAGACTTACAATGAACAAGTGTTTAAAATAAAAGAAACTGAACAAGGTTTAGAAAAAGCTTTAGAAAAAACAGATCAATTTAATCCACCACCAAATGATGGATTTAAAAGAGTTAGTAGAAAAATAGAAGTATTATACAAAGGGGTTAAGATATTAGGTAACAACCAACTTATTGAATGGAAGTTGTCAGAAAATATGACAAGACCTTTTGCTGATACCACTAGAGTTGAAATGAGTTATACTATATGTGCGCCTAGACTTTACAAAGGTAAGATAGAATCATTAGTAAGTAAAATAACGGGTTTTGCTGATATGATACAATTAACACATTTAAAGCTACAGCAAGTTATGTCTAGAATAGTACCTGATGGCGTGTTCTTAGATATGGATGGTTTAGCTGAGGTTGATTTAGGTAATGGTACAAACTATAACCCAGCTGAAGCATTGAACATGTATTTCCAAACAGGTTCAATAGTTGGTAGATCACTTACTCAAGAAGGTCAAATGAACGCTGGTAAAGTACCTATTCAAGAACTAACCACTTCTAGTGGTCAAGCTAAGATAGGTAGTTTAATACAGACTTATCAATATTACTTACAAATGATACGTGATGTAACTGGACTTAATGAAGCTCGTGATGGTAGTGCTCCAGAAAAAGATACATTAGTTGGTTTACAAAAAATGGCAGTTAACGCATCTAATACAGCTACAAGGCATTTGATGCAAGGTAGTTTATGGTTAACATTAAGAACATGTGAAAATATTTCATTAAAAATAGCAGATTCTTTAAACTTTCCACTTACTTTGAATTCTTTAAAAAATTCTATATCAACCTATAACTCTGCTACGTTGTCAGAAATACAAAATCTTAACATGCATGATTTTGGGATATTCTTAGAACTAGAACCAGATGAAGAAGAAAAAGCTGTGCTAGAACAAAACATACAAATGTCAATACAGCAAGGTGGTATAGATCTAGAAGACGCTATTGATATTAGAAGAATTAAAAATCTTAAACTTGCTAATGACGTTTTAAAACAAAAACGTAAGAAGAAACAAAAAGACGATCAAGCTAATCAACAAGCGATGATTAAGGCTCAAGCTGATGCTAACGCGGAAGCTTCAGAAAGAGCTGCTCAAGCTGAAATGCAAAAAGCACAAGCTTTAGTTCAAAGTGATGTTCAACTAGAACAAGCTAAGTCTCAAATGGAAATACAAAGAATGCAAACAGCATCTCAAATAAAACAACAAGAGATGCAAATACAGTTTGAATACGATATGCAACTTAAAGAAGCTGAATTAAAAGCTATGTCTGAAAAAGAAGCTTTAATAGAAAATCGTAAAGACAAAAGAATCAAAATAGAAGGTAATCAACAAAGTCAAATGATTGATCAAAGAAACAATGATTTGATGCCTATAGATTTTGAACAACAAAGTACTATGTAGTACTTATTAATTAATTTTATATTATCATATTATGTCAGAAACAAAAGAAACAAATCCTGAGGTGACTCAACCAGTTGCTGCAGAAGGCGGGGAAATGAAAATGAAATCAAAACCTAAGCCAAAAAAATTTAAAGCTACAAAAGAAGAACCAATTAAAATTGATCTTTCTAAAGTAGATACTTCATTAGAAGCTAACGCAAAAATAGAAGCTCCTATTAAAGTAGATTTAACTAAAAAATTAGAAACAGATGCCATTCAAATCGGAGAAACAAAGACGGTGGATGTGGGCGAACAAGCCGGAGATGGCAAAGTCGTGGACATTGGAGGAGACAAACCCGTTACAGAGTCCAGCTCGCCTCTTGAAGAAGTTACCGAGGTGGAAGAAAAGCAAGTACAACAACCAGTAGTACAAAGCACAAAAGTAGAACTACCTGAAAATATTGAAAAATTAGTTAGCTTTATGCAAGACACTGGTGGAACAGTTCAAGATTATGTTAGATTAAACGCTGACTATTCAACTGTCAATGAAGATACATTATTAAAAGAATATTATAAAAAAGCAAAACCACATCTAGATCAAGACGAAGTAGAATTTGTTTTAGAAGAAGCGTTTAGCTTTGACGATGAAATTGATGAAGAGCGAGACATCAAAAAGAAAAAACTCGCTAAGAAGGAAGCTGTTGTAGAAGCACGTGAATTTTTAGAAGACTTGAAAAAAGAATATTACGACGAGATTAAGTTAAGACCGGGCGTAAATCAAGAACAACAAAAAGCCATGGAGTTTTTCAACCGTTACAACGACGAACAACAATTAGCTACGCAAAAGCATGAGCAATTTATTGACAACACTAAACAACTTTTCACTGATGATTTCAAAGGTTTTGATTTCGAAGTTGGTGAAAAAAGATTTAGATATGGTGTTAAAGATCCAAATGCAGTTGCAGAAAATCAGTCAAATTTAAATAACTTTGTCGGGAAGTTCCTAGACACAGAAGGTAATGTTAAAGATACGAAAGGTTATCACAAAGCTATGTACGCTGCTCAAAATATAGATAAAATAGTAAATCATTTTTATGAACAAGGGAAAACAGATGGTATTAAAAATGTAGTTGAAGGATCTAAAAATCCATCAACAACAGTACGTCAAGAAGGCGTGCAAGACATATTTATCGGTGGACTTAAAGTTCGAGCTATAGATGGAGTTAGTAGTTCAAAACTGAAAATTAAAAAAAGTAAATTTAACAATTAAAAACTAAAAAAAAATGGGTGTATTAAGTCCTCAATTGGGAAGTATAGTACCTTCGTCCATACAAGCAACATTAACAAGTAACTACTTGAATTTTGCTAATGGAGGTGGAAACGACTTCGCACAACAATATCTACCGGAAATATATGAAGCAGAGGTAGAGCGTTATGGAAACAGAACGTTAGCTGGCTTCTTAAGAATGGTTGGCGCTGAAATGCCAATGATGTCTGATCAAGTTGTTTGGTCTGAGCAAAACAGATTACACATTTCTTACGAAGGTGTATCTTGTCAAGCTTTTGGTGGAGCACAAGCAGGTAATAGATTAACTCTTCCTGTAACCGCTGGAGCAAACACAAATGTTAGAAATGTAATATTTCAAAACATGACAGTTGTAATTATGGATCCTGCAAATCCTGCTTTCACAGTAAAAGCTATCGTTACTCAATCAGGAGCGAATGGTGCTATTGGAGCAAATTTTGTAGATGTAATTCCTTACACAAGAGCTGCTGTTAACGCTGGAGCTTTAGCAACTGCTGCAACACTTAAAGTGTTTGTATATGGTTCTGAATATGAAAAAGGATCTACATTAGCTACGGCTTCTGGACAATCTATCGAGCCTCAATTATCAGTATTCTCTAACAAACCAATTATTATCAGAAACAGATACGCTGTAAGTGGATCTGATACTGCTCAAATCGGTTGGGTTGAAGTTGCTGCTGAAGACGGAACTTCTGGATACTTATGGTATTTAAAAGCTGAAGGTGAAACTAGATTACGTTTCGAAGATTACTTAGAAATGGCGATGATTGAAGGTGAATTAGCTAACGCTGTACAAGCTGGAGCTATTGCTGGTTCTGTATTACTTGCATTCCCTGCTGCTGCTGCTGCACCAGCTGGTACTATTGGTACTGAAGGTTTATTTGCTGCTATTAATAATGGTGGTAATGTACTTTCTGGTTATGCTGGATCTTTACAGGATTTTGATTC